AGAAAAATGTTGGGATGGTTATACTCAACAAGGTATGAAAAAGAAAGGTAAGAAAGTTGTTCCTAACTGTGTGAAGAAAGAAGGGTATGCACCTGGAGATGTTGATCAAAAGGTAGGTGCTGTTACTGCTATTCCTAAGAAAGAACAAGATGATGCTAAAGCAAGATTACTGGCAAAGGCAAAAGCAAAACGTGAAAAAATGAAAGAAGAAAAAGAAGAATCAAATATTGGTGGTGGAAATTTACAAAAACTTTCCAAGAAAGCATCAAAAAGAATTGATTATGATGTCGATGGTGACGTAGATTCTCAGGATAAAGTTGAAAAAAGTAAGGGTAAATATGGAGAAGAACTTCCAACTCCATTTGGTAAGTTTAGAACCGGAGATTCTAAAAAAGTAAAAGTCAAGAAAGAAGAATTTTCCGATTGGAGGGAGGAGTTATCGGAAGCATCTGTAAAAAAATATTGTCCCAAGTGTAAAAAGGTCGAAACAAAATCTCAATGTGCTTATGGTCCCAAGTATTGGGAAGATAATGCCGAAGAGGTAGAGGGTGGAGATATGTCTGAAGGTGCTGCCTGGACAAAGAAGTCAGGTAAAAGTGAGTCTGGTGGTCTGAATGAAAAAGGTCGCAAGTCTTATGAAAGAGAAAATCCTGGTTCTGATCTAAAGGCACCAAGTAAGAAGGTTGGAAATCCTCGTCGCAAATCATTCTGTGCAAGAATGAAAGGTATGAAGAAGAAACTGACTTCTTCCAAAACTGCTAACGACCCAGATAGCAGAATCAATAAGTCCCTTAGAGCGTGGAACTGCTGATATGAAAAGTTTTCAACAATTTCTCTCTGAAAGCATCACCATCAATGGTGATTTTAATGGAACTCTCAATGTAGGAGGTTCCCAACCAGAGCAGGCATCGGAGTCATTCTATGCTGATGTTATGTGGGAAGGTAAATTATATCGGTTAGAAGTTGAAGGTTCGATGATGAATAAGAACGAACTTGCAGAACAACTTCAAGGTGAGTATCCTGGTGCCATCGTTCACCAGATTTATCCCTCCACAGAAAAGTCGTTAAATATTAAGAGCACACAAAGGTATCAACCTGAAAGATTAAGTTGGAGTGATTAATGGCTCAGTGGAATAAAAATCAACAGGACTACCTGAACCAGGAGAGAACTCTTCATGAGGTCTATCTTCGTGCAGATCAGTATGGGTCTATTATAAATGAGGGTGCTTCATATAGATCTGCTTTTGGAGAACCCCTTGCTATACCAATTACTCCAGTTATTCAATTGGATGGTCTTTACGGTATAGATCCACTAGTATTTGAGACATATTCATTTTCAACTGGTATTGTAACTACTAGCACTTTGATGCAAGTAGAGAGTGGAACTGGAGCATATGGATATGGTGTTATTAGATCAAGAAGAACTGTAAGATATCGTCCTGGACAAGGTGCCTTAGCAAGATTTACAGCAAAATTTGATGAAGGTAGAACTGGATATACACAAAGAGCTGGATTTTTTACACAAGAACAAGCAGTTCAGGTAGGTTTCCATACAACAGGACAGTTTGGAGTTCTTCGTGAAAATGGAGGAAAAGCACACGTCCATAAATTTACAGTTGGAACTCCTGCTGGTGGTGCTGAAGACTTAACATTCACTCTAAATGGATCCAATACTGTTATAAGTATTGATGAAACAACCACATCAGGCAGTGTAACAGCAATTGGTAATAGTTCTTTTCCCGGATGGACTGTAGATTATTCTGGTAACGATATATACTTCTTATCTAATAGTGTAGGTCCTAAGGCAGGAAGTTTTTCTGTATCAAGCACAGGAGCACTTGTAGCAGCATCAACAACTTCTCAATCCGGAATAAACCATACATCTAATTGGACATATCAAAATGATTGGAATATTGATACGTTAACTGGTGTAGGTGGAACTTCAAATCCATCTGGTGTCACTATTAATCCTCAATCAATAAACGTATATCAAATCAATTTTAGGTGGTTGGGTGCTGGTGAGATTAGATATGCTGTTGAAAATCCAGATAATGGAGATATGATATATTTCCACCATGAGCATTATTCAAATAGAAATGATGATGTTCACTTGGATAATCCATCTTTAAAAATTGGTTATGTTGCCGCAAGTTTACAACCAACTACTGGTGCTGGGGTGACTGTGTGTGGAGCATCAATGATGGGTGCTATTGAGGGTATAATCAATCCAATATCATATCCAATTGCTGCCTCACATAGCAGAGGATCTATGAGCACTGGAAGTATATACCATTTACTTACAATTAAAGGAAATCTTATTGCTAATAATAAGATTAATACTAGAGAAATTTTAATTAAAAAAATTAGTGCTGGTGTAAGAGTTACTACTGGTTCTTCTCCAGCATTTGTATATCTTTATATTGACGCAATTACTGCAACTGACTTAGAGTTTACCAACATAGGAAGATCATCGTCATATTCTGATACAGAAACCACTATTGTATCAGGCGAACCAATAGCAGTGTTTAGTGTAACTTCAGGTGCTCCAGATACTATAGATCTTGAGGATTTGAGAATTGCTCTTCCACCACAATCTAAATTAAGTATAGCAGTATCTTCGAGTGCAAACTTACAAGCAGGTGATGCAAGTATTATTTTTGTAGAAGACTAAAAGGAGTTTTGTTATGAGTGAAGTTTATCTTGGTAATCCGTTATTAAAAAAAGCAAATACTGCGATTGAGTTTACTGAAGAGCAGGTTATCGAATTCCTTAAGTGTAGGGAAGACCCAATTTATTTTGCTAATAATTATGTAAAGATTGTTTCTCTTGATGAGGGTTTAACACAGTTTCACCCATATCATTTTCAAGAGAAATTGATTGAAAACTTTCATAATAATAGATTTAACATCTGTAAGATGCCAAGACAGACTGGTAAGTCTACGACTGTGGTTTCTTATCTTTTACACTTTCTTATTTTTAATGATAGTGTAAATATTGGCATTCTGGCAAACAAGGCAGCAACCGCAAGAGAATTATTAGGAAGGTTAGCAACTGCTTATGAAAACTTGCCTAAATGGATGCAGCAGGGTATTATATCCTGGAATAAAGGTTCCATCGAATTAGAAAATGGCAGTAAGATATTGGCAGCTTCTACGTCTGCGAGTGCTGTCAGAGGTATGTCGTTCAACATCCTCTTTCTCGACGAATTCGCATTCGTCCCAAATCACGTTGCTGACTCGTTCTTTGCATCTGTTTATCCTACTATTACTTCTGGTAAAAACACCAAAGTAATTATCGTGTCTACCCCACACGGTATGAATCACTTCTACCGTATGTGGCATGATGCAGAAAAGAAGAAGAATGAATATAGTCCCACAGAAGTCCATTGGTCCGAAGTTCCTGGTAGAGATATTGTCTGGAAAGAGCAGACCATTGCCAACACTTCCGAACAACAGTTCAAGGTTGAGTTTGAGTGTGAGTTCTTAGGATCTGTCAATACACTCATCAATCCAGCAAAACTTAAGATGTTGGTTTATGATGATCCAATCAAAAGAAATGCCGGACTCGATATCTATGAAAATCCAAAAGAAGATCATAACTATCTAATTACAGTAGACGTTGCTCGTGGATTAGGTAATGATTATTCTGCATTCATTATTTTTGATATCACAGAGTTTCCCTATAAAGTTGTAGGTAAATATCGCAATAATGAAATTAAACCAATGTTATTTCCAAATATTATTTTGGATGTGGCAAAAGGATATAATGATTCTTGGTTATTGATTGAGGTGAATGATATTGGAGATCAGGTGGCAAGTATTCTCCAATATGACTTGGAATATGAAAATATTCTTATGTGTGCTATGAGAGGTAGAAATGGGCAGATTGTTGGGTCTGGTTTTAGTGGAAAGAAATCTCAACTTGGAGTTAGAACAACTGCTGCAGTTAAAAAGTTAGGATGCTCCAACCTCAAAACTTTGATTGAAGATGATAAGTTAATTACCAGTGACTATGAAGTCATTTCAGAACTTACAACCTTTGCACAAAAAGGTAATTCATTTGAGGCAGAAGAAGGTTGTAATGATGACCTTGCAATGTGTCTTGTTATCTTCTCTTGGTTAGTTGCACAAGATTATTTTAGAGAAATGACCGATAATGATGTTCGTAAAAGAATTTATGAAGAGCAGAAAAATCAGATTGAGCAAGATATGGCACCATTTGGATTTATTTCTGATGGTATAACAGATGAAACGAGTTTTGTTGACTCAAATGGAGACAGATGGCATACTGATGAATATGGAGATCGTTCTTATATGTGGGATTATATGTAATGTCTTTTGATGATGAAATAGAATTAGAACATTTATTATTTCTTGAAAGAAAGTGCAGAGTATGTGGTAAAGTAAAAAACTTGTTAAATGATTTTTACAAAACTAGAAGAGATAGAACTCTCGCATCTTCATACTCATATGAATGTAAAGATTGTACTAAAAAAAGAGTTGTTGTCAGTAGGATGACCACCACAATATTTGATAGGTGGGAATATCCTGACTGGTAAGTTTGTTCATGCATCGTTTCCCCACTGAAAATACCTCTTTTCCTAAATATTTTTAGATAAATTTGGATTGCGAGGACAAACAAGATGCCAATAAGTTTAGCATCTCCTGGGATCAAGGTAAGGGAGGTAGACCTTACATTAGGAAGAGTTGACCCATCATCCGAAAAAATTGGCGGTCTTGTTGCTCCATTTGCACAAGGTCCCGTTGATCTCCCAATTCTTGTTGGTTCGGAAAAGGACTTATTAGACAATTTTGGAAAACCATACGGAAATGATAAGCACTATGAGCACTGGCTCACTGCTTCATCATATCTGGCATATGGTGCACCAATGAGAATCGTCAGACAAGATGAAGACAATCTCTACAATGCTGTTAGTACTGGATCTTCAATTAAGATCAAGAGTGTTGAGCACTATGAGCAACTTCAATACGACGAAAATGTAATTGCCGGTAGACCCATTATTGCCAAGAATCCAGGATCTTGGGCAAATGGAATTAGAATCGGTATTATCGATGCAAGAGCAGACCAAGTTCTGACTGGTATTGATACAACAGGTATTACAGTTGGTGCAGGTATTACTCAATCGATGAGTGGTAGATATGATGTTGGTGCAGGAACAACCACAGCACTGACCGGACACCTGAAGGGTATTATCACTGAACTCGGAGTTGGACAAGTAAGCGTCAAAGTTCTCTCTTATGTT